CCCATAAAGGCAATCATGTCAATTAGGGCAATAAATTCACTAGATTCAATAAAGTCATTGTAGTCTTCAGGATAATAAATCTGAAGATAACTGATCATTGTAGCACGTAGAGTTTCGAAGTCATAGCTTTGAAAATCTGCGTTACGGAAAGTTTGATAGAGCTTAGTCCAATCTTCTGCGACTAATAAACTCGTTTGTCTTGTCGTGTTTGCCATGCTTTGTTCCTGTTATGTAGTATTTATCAGGAATAAAATGTACGTAGTTTATTACGCGGCTGTTAGAGTGTTAGTTTGATTATTAAAATTAACCAGCATTACGCTAGTTTGATTAGTAAGAACATACTTTAATTGTAGTTCAATTTGAATACCTTGATCAAATTCTGTGATGACAATATTTTCAAAACTCACGCGAGGATCGTAGGTAGCAATTGCTTGTATATCTTGTGATATAACTGCTTTTAATTCTTCAGTAAATGGCTCGTGAAGTACATTCCATATGATTGTGCCAAAGTTAGGATTCATTAACTTTTCACCTTTACGAATATTAAAGTGGTTTAAGATATCCTGTTTGATCAGATCAAAGTCAGTTAATCGAAAATTTCTCGATCCTGCTAGTGTACTAAATCCTTTGTAGATGTTTGCCATATACGTATTTAGCCTTGGTCTACTGTGGTCATTTGTGGTGCTAGCACTGCTACTGCATACTGACCTTTGTTAAAATATGTTGCTCCTGTTGTGCCATAAGCATCGGCTGAATTTTGTCCGTTGCGATATTGTTTAGCACCGCCAGGACCTAGTAAGTGCGCAACTGCTAACATACCAGCAACACCGGCTGGATCTAAATCTGTAGTAATTGCTCCTATCTTAACCATGCTGGTATAGTTACGTTTAGTATAAGCACACATTGCCGATTCTTGTTCGGGTCCATTGTTTAACCAATCTTGTACACTGTTTAATCCGTTTTTGCCTACCCAATTGTTAGGGTTTTGTAATTGAGCATTAGATTTACATGAACTTTTAACATAACCGCCATCTACTAACGCACCATAACCAAACTGATATTTGCCTACAAAGCCAATCGAGTTTGTGGTATTGTAGTTGCCGCCACTTTCGCTCCTACCAATGGTAGCAAAATAAGCAGTTAACTGGTCGCTGGTTAAATTACCAATTGAACAATCACACTTAGGTTGATTACGTAAATCTTGTACTGTGGCTGGATTTTTAATACCTGTTGATTGTGCGTTTTTAGTAGCATCGACCGAACCTGAGTAGGTACTTGGTTGTATACCTGTACTAATCGGAGCTGAAAATACCTGTCCTTGTCCTCTATTAAATGGTTCGTGTGTAGGAGCCACTGTTACTATTGTACTTAATACACCCGGGTTTGAAGTCCAGGTAGTTCCAGATTGTGTAGTGTCAGATAGACTATTAAGCACTAATTTTTTATTATATTTTAAACTTACAGCGCCACCACTGTCAGTTTGGGTTCCGGCGCCAGAATCTATTACACCCTTGCCTCCGGCTTTAATCGAAAATGTACTAGCACTGTCAACATTAAATTCAACCGCTTTGATTGCCGCTACACCAGTAGCTTCTAATGTCAAGGCTGTTTGTTGTAACAGTGAGTTTGAACTGTTTAACGTAAAATTACCTGTGTTGATATTTAAATTTTGGCTATTGATGTTTAGATCAGAGTCGCTGTGTAGATTTATTGCGCCTTCTGAACGAACATTAAATCCACCCTTGGCATAAAAATTCATTACACCATCAGCAGAAAATTCTATCCAGGTATCACCGTCAGCATTGGCAATGTAAATGATGTCTTCTGAGTCATTCATTAACAGTTGGTGGCCGGTAGCAGTGCGTAAACGTATTAATTGGTCTACACCTACATCTGATCCATCATCCATGACAAATGTGTGTCCACCTTTGCGTGCTTTAACAGTTAGATACTTAGGGTCAATGGCACCGCTTTGAAGTCCGTTTAAATATGCTTGTTTAGTTTCTTCGGTATCTGCCGGATCATTAACTGGGCGGCCAGGCGTACTGATACCAAATACATGGCTAGGACTTTCTCGTTGGCTAGAACTACTAATGGCTCCTCTGATAGGATCCTTTTCTAAACCTTGTGTTCTTAAAATATTATATTGATACTCATGTATAGGTTTTAAACTATTGTAAAATGTCTGTGAAGTAAAGTCAGCAGTATTTTCGTTAAATTCTACAACCGGAACAATATCACCTTTAGAATAACCAGACGGAGTTGCAGCAGAAGTAGTATCTACCTCTGATGATCCAGCTAATCCAGGAATCATATAATGACTTAGATTATCATTAATACATGCTAGCCAATAACCACGTAATGGATCACCCGCCACAAATAGCACTATGACCTGTACACCTATGTCGGGCGGAACCATCCACATGCCATATGTATGCTCCACTGTTGAGAATGTATTAGTAGATGGATCAGGGTCTGTTGATTTTTGTTTTTGTGTAGTGTGCCCTGAGAATGGACTAGCATAACTTACTGTGCGCCAGTTTTTACTGTCGTCCTCAATACCACCTAGATCAGGGATCCATACTTGAAGTCTACCTGATCGACTCGGATCTAGATTGTTTTTAACTATGCCTATATAAGGAAACGGATCCACACGAGTATTAGGGGCTTCTTCTCTACGTAGATTTTTGGCTACTTTTTTACCTATTCTATTATCGATTGCCATTGTTTATTTCCTATTCTTGTGGTTGATTTTGTGCTGTGATATCTGCTGTCGGAGCAGTAGCATTAACTTCTGCCAGGTCTGCTGCATTTGGGTCAGTTTGTGCTGGCGGCTCAACCGCTTGTGCCTGAGCTATTGGTTGATCTTGTCCTGTAGTAGTATCACCTGTATCTGTGGCATTAGCGGTATCAGTTGAAGCATTGCCGCCTGACACTAATATAGTTGGAATAGGTGCCGGTGGTGATATTCCAGGATTTGTTTGTACTGTCAATGGTTTTCTATTATCAGAATTTGTATTCTGTTGTCCGTTAACATAGTCAAATGCCTGCTGCCTTGGACAACGTATTAGCTCTAATTCTTGTTCAAATTTACCTTGAGCAAAAGAACTCTTAACTGTCAATACCTGATATAATCCAGAAAAAATACTATGGGTATATTTGCTATCGAACTTCATCAATCCTGTACTTTCATCGATATCAGTCGGAGTTCTAAATAATACCTGTACGTATAAGCAACCGTCATCCATGACTAAACTACCATTGTTAATTAGTCTAGTATCACCTGTGGGTTTAGTTGGAGCTGCATTAGTGTTATTAGTAGTTCTATAAAATACATCATCTTGTTTAATATAGTCAGGGTCACCAATAATTTTTAATTTTAAATTTAACATATCGGCCTGACTATTGGTCATCAGACTATCTACTAGATCAAGGCTAGCTACTTCTTTAGCTGTAGTTGCGCCGCCGGTGGCTGTCGCTTGTGAATTTTGTACAATATTCTTTTTAACTGTTGGAGTTACAGCATTAGCCTGCTGAACTATTGTATTGTCACTGCCGCTGTAACTAGGACTATTATCAGTCTGATCTTGAACTATACTAGAATCTCCGGTATTAGTTAAAGACGATAGACTATCTCTATATGCTGTAACCTGTGTATAGTATAAAGCATTGAAAATTATATCAAAATCTAATACATCATCATTTTGACCTGTGTAGATATAATTGTAGGCTTTCACTGGGTATATCTGTACTCCTTGAGGGCCAACATCACTACGAATATTGTAAATTTTATAAGGTTTAATTGAATATGTTATCTCTCTAGCCCACACTTTTTTAACATTGTCGAATCCTGTTAGTATAACCGATGGGACAATTTTAAACCAATTGAGAGGCTGATCTTTATATTGTTCTTTTTGAGACGCATAGTCTGGGTCTTCCGGAACAATTAATTGTTTCTGTACATAATCACTACTTCTAATAATATGTTCTAGTAATTTTTCAATGGTTGTACCGGATTGGACTTGAAAAATTACTTTACTATTATCATATACTCCTTGATTGCTTCCTGGAACTACAGCTCGGCGCATCTGAATTTGATCATCAGTGTTATTTGTATCTTTCATTGGTACTGCTTTAGGATCAACACTTTTGGGTTTAGTAAAGCCAGATCCTGCTATAATAGGATCTATATCAAATTTGTAAACATCAGCAGTATCTTGTTTTCCGGCATTTTTTAACGCTGAGTTCCAAGCATTAATAGCAGAACCGTATGATTTTACTTGAGTAAACGTTGGAGGTGGCGGAGTTGTATTAGTTGGGTTAGTTGCTCCTGCACTAGTGTTCGCAGAATTTGTTGGAGTTGTTTGCGACTGAGGAGTTTCTCTTTGTACTGCCGAATTTGCTTGTTCCGTGGTCTGAGCATCTTCTGTTGATGTAAAAAAGTCACCCACAGTAGACCCAACTACTTCAAAGTTTGCTGGAGTAGATATTGATGACGAATCATAAGCTGAATGATTAAATGGCACAGCTTGTATACTGTATTCTGCTCCTCTATTGGAAACCTTTATATCCATCTTAATTAATTTAATAGGGATTCGTTTACGCAACGACTCAATTGAGCCTACTATGTTACCTGCGTTGTCTATAGCAAAAAAGTCAATTTGTAATAGATAAGGCATATCTAAATAATTGCCAGATTTAATAGCATCCGCATACTGTAACATACGTTCAACTAAAGTAAATCCATAGGGCTCTATTAGAGTAAATGATAATTCTATAGCATTAGTATTTCTTGAATTATCATTTGGTCCAATAATTGTAGTCATATCTAGATTATCGAAGTAAAAATCGTCGGTAAAGAATTCGTTTCTTGGAAAATCTGAACCATATCTACCTGCGCTAGCTACTAATACATTAGCTGGTGTATATGTTTGATTTTGAACTACATTGTTATATTGTGTATCTGTAAGACCGTGCCAACTTAACCCATAGGTATACGAAGGATAATTATGTAATCTGTTGGTTATAGGAGCAGTCCCAGCACTAGTTATGGCATCCGGGCTAGATGAAGTAGTATTAGCCGCATACGGGCTTCCACCAATTGTCCCTGTGGCGGCTATTTGACTAGCCGACATCTTACTAAAATCATAATATTTGGCATTCGGGCCAAATGCGGATTCACTGGTCGCAGGACCCGTAGGAGTATCTGTTGGATTTTGATTACTGTCAGCTGTTGGATTATTTAAATTTGTTTGCTCTGATTTGCTTAATGTTTCACCTGGTATAGATGCTGACCCTGGTGAAGGAGATGTAGTAGTTGTTGCGTCAGGCGCCTGCGGTGCTGGAATAACTGCTAATTGTTGTTCAGCTGTCCCAGCTGTGATTGCGACCTGATTATCTTGTTGATCAGCCATTGATTAAATTCCCAGTGCTGATGTTAGATTTTGTTTTTTAGGTACGTAGATAATTACACCCGGAATAAAATCAAATACTGGATCTTGAAGTACATTAGGATTACGCACCGAAAACACCCACCATAATCCCGCATCTCCGTACAAGTCAAACGCTAGTAAGTCGGGACGATTTTTATAGATGGCATCAATTTGATATTGTACATCTGAAGGATCAATAGGTATGCTAGGAATATTAGCAACGTCTAAAAAGAAACTATAGATATCAGTGTTAACATACGGACTAGTTTTGCTATATGAAACAGCCATTAGATAAATCCTCCGTAGCTACCGTCTTTGGC